GATCTCGGGTTCAGGCTCAGGCTCAGGTTCCGGTTCCGGTTCTGGTTCCGGCTCAGGTTCGGGCTCTGGCTCAGGTTCTGGCTCTGGCTCAGGTTCTGGCTCGGGCTCAGGCTCAGGTTCCGGCTCAGGTTCGGGTTCCGGCTCAGGTTCTGGCTCTGGCTCAGGTTCTGGCTCGGGCTCAGGCTCAGGTTCCGGCTCAGGTTCCGGCTCAGGTTCTGGCTCAGGTTCCGGCTCGGGTTCCGGCTCGGGTTCCGGCTCGGGCTCAGGCTCAGGCTCGGGCTCAGGTTCTGGCTCAGGCTCAGGTTCCGGCTCGGGTTCCGGCTCTGGCTCGGGCTCGGGTTCCGGTTCCGGCTCAGGCTCGGGCTCAGGTTCTGGCTCAGGCTCAGGCTCAGGTTCAGGTTCCGGTTCCGGCTCAGGTTCCGGCTCGGGTTCAGGCTCAGGTTCAGGTTCCGGTTCCGGCTCGGGTTCAGGCTCGGGTTCAGGCTCAGGCTCAGGTTCAGGCTCAGGTTCGGGTTCTGGCTCGGGCTCGGGCTCAGGTTCTGGCTCTGGCTCAGGTTCGGGTTCCGGTTCCGGCTCGGGTTGGGGCTCTGGTGAATACTCCACTATCGTCGCCTCCAATTTGTAAAATATGGGTATTGTTACGTCACCGTGGTTATTATATAAAAGTATTGAATAATGATGTCCCTCAACTTCTTGAATATCGAATTCTTCTATCATACTCGAGTGCAAGTAACAATAATATTTCAATACCCCACTATAATCGGACGGAACCGTGAATGTTAACTCTTGACCAGCGGTTATCGAATTTGTTCCATTTACACTATTCACTATACCGGTACTGGTTACAACTATTCCAGTATTGTTAGTGTTATGTGCGTCTCCTATATTAAACGGGTGTCCACTATCTGTTCGAATAAATGTATATGTATGACCAGTAACCAACGTGATTTTGTTGTTTGATTTGTTGGTTGCTATACCGTTTTGTTGTTCACTAAAAATATAATAGGGTTTAACGAATGGGTCACTATTCAAACGAACATAGTACATATGATTGGTTGTTCTGGTTGAATAGTCTCCGTCGATAAAAATATCATTACTGGATTGTTCTAATATATCTTGATCCTTGTGCGATAAATTGAAATATCCATTATATAAGTGAGGTTCTTCGTTGTCGATATATTGTCCTTGTTGGATTTTAAATATGACATCATTTTTACCGTCAATATTTGCCGACTCTTCTGTAAATGCGGTCAATATTAAGTCGGTTATTTTTTTCTCGTATGGGAGAAAGAATGTTACGTGGTCGAAAGTATCCTTAAGTACACCGTCGGTGTCTCTTACTTCACGCATGTGATTCTCAATAACCAACGTATTGTTTGGTTGTTCAATTAATATTTGTGTTGGTGGGTGATCAATACCTTCTAAACCAGCAAAGTCTGCTATTTCAGGTTCTGGTTCAGGTTCTGGTTCAGGCTCGGGTTCTGGCTCAGGTTCTGGCTCAGGTTCCGGCTCTGGTTCCGGTTCGGGTTCCGGTTCGGGTTCGGGTTCTGGCTCAGGTTCAGGTTCTGGCTCAGGTTCTGGCTCTGGTTCTGGCTCTGGTTCCGGCTCAGGTTCCGGTTCGGGTTCTGGCTCTGGTTCTGGCTCTGGTTCTGGCTCTGGTTCTGGCTCTGGTTCCGGTTCGGGTTCCGGCTCAGGTTCCGGTTCGGGTTCCGGCTCGGGTTCTGGCTCTGGTTCTGGCTCAGGTTCTGGCTCTGGTTCCGGTTCGGGTTCCGGCTCGGGTTCCGGTTCGGGTTCGGGTTCAGGTTCCGGCTCAGGTTCAGGTTCTGGCTCAGGTTCTGGCTCGGGTTCTGGCTCTGGTTCCGGTTCGGGTTCCGGCTCGGGTTCCGGCTCGGGTTCCGGCTCAGGTTCAGGTTCCGGCTCTGGTTCTGGCTCTGGTTCTGGCTCTGGTTCCGGTTCGGGTTCCGGCTCGGGTTCCGGTTCGGGTTCGGGTTCAGGTTCCGGTTCGGGCTCAGGCTCGGGTTCGGGTTCCGGCTCGGGTTCGGGTTCAGGTTCCGGCTCAGGTTCCGGCTCGGGCTCGGGTTCAGGTTCCGGTTCGGGTTCCGGCTCGGGTTCCGGCTCAGGCTCAGGTTCAGGTTCCGGCTCGGGTTCCGGCTCGGGTTCCGGCTCGGGTTCCGGTTCGGGTTCTGGTTCGGGTTCCGGTTCGGGTTCTGGTTCGGGTTCCGGTTCCGGTTCGGGTTCCGGTTCGGGTTCCGGTTCGGGTTCTGGCTCGGGTTCAGGCTCAGGCTCAGGTTCAGGTCCAGCAATAGCAATTACCACACTTGTTTGCTGACCACACTGAATAAAATAACCGTAACCTGGTTCGAAAGAGTCATATGTGGGTTCTATGTCCCCGGGAAACCACGCATATTCCCCATTATCTGTAGTCTGTCGCACTATCTGTATAATATGTGAACTAATGGCGTTCACATATGGTATATTTTCATCTGTTGGGACCCCGATGAGTGTCCACCCGCTGTTGAGAGAATACGAAAGGTTTCCTGTAACACGACCACCGGTAAGCGTGATTGTTTCACTAATAACCCCACCGGTAATATCCAAATCCATATAAACCCAATACCCCTTTTGTAAATCGATTGTCGAAAGTGTGTTAAATAGCGCAACATAGTTTCTGCGCCATTTTTGTGTCGAACTTTGGACCTCCTTAATGTTGTTCGAAGATCCTATTATATCGGCTAAACTTACTTCCACGTAGAACGATACGAGGTTCCACCCGTGATATAACTTTAGTGACTGTGTTTCTACGTAAGTCATCTATAATGTTAGTAAATATTATAGATGTATATGATAACCTCAAAATATATGTTTGTATTTATTCCACTAATAATTTATGATTTTGCATTTTAGAGAACCAGACAATTGAGTCGGCATATTGGAGCTGCTTGTATAACCACCAACACTAATGACACCATATGGACCACCAGTAAAAATATTAGATGACCCACCACCTCCACCAGATCCATTTGCTTCACCAGCTATATCACATCCTCCTCCACTACCACCACCATATCCGGCTCCTCCTCCACCTGCCGCACCGTTGTCAGATGAACCAGACGGACGGAGGTGGTATGAACCAGCGCCTCCGCCACCACCCCATCTATTAGACTCTCCATAACCCTTTCTTCCATAAGAATAATCACCATGTGAACTATCACTTAGACGATCAGAATTCTCCCCATTATTTCCAAAGTTTCCACCGTTTCCTCCTTCAACGTGTCCATTTTTCCCGCCCGAAATCCCACCGACCCCCGATGTACTCCCACCTATCCCTGGTTCAGAACCATTAAATGATGATGAATTCTTACCCTCCATCGAACCGTTATGTCCTCCAGAACCGCCATAAGCGGTGGCATAGGCGTTCCATCTAGCACCACTTCCCCCCCCTCCTCCGATAACAGCAATATTTGTCGAATCTACAACCACCGCAACAGCACCACCACCGGAACCACCATCATCATCATCATTACTTGATCCATCCTTACCACCCCAACCAGCACTTGCTTCATCGTAGTAAAACGTAATACTCTTTCCAAACATGTTGTCAAGTTTAATATCACACCACCCACAATTTTCAGCCGGACCGCCGGTTGAGCCACCCCGTTTCGCCCGCGTTGTAGGTGACCCCCCATATGATCCAGTACTCAACTCGCCACCACCGCCACCCCATCCACTTTCGGCAGACGCGAATATTTGTATTTTATTGGAATAAAATGGTCCATATGTTATTGTAGATGTTAGTCCAGATGATGGAGATAAATCGCCACCCGAATCAATCTGTGTGTTATCCACAGTAATTGCAATCTCATTTACGTTTGATAGGACGACACTTCCACCAGGGGTACTCGCAGATATTGTAATATTGTATGTTCCCACCAACATTTCACCGTTGGTCTTCAACGTTATACCATCTATAATGAATTTGCTGCTGTTGGTGCCACCGATATTATATACGTAGTAACTCGATAAATCAGAAGAAATCTCGGTGTTAGTAGAATCCACTATTTTGAATGTCCCCACAACCGTTCCAGGTGATGCAAATTGTTGAACAGCTGTATTAGTGGCTGTAAACTTAATTGGTGTGGTCGCATCAACATTTGGTGAGTAATACTCATCAAACCATTTTGTTGATATGTCGGGTGACGTAGGTGGAGTTGGATTAATACTATTGGTTCCATAAAACATGCCGAGGTTGGTCAAATTGTATCCAAAATTACAATCCCATAACACTTTCCACCCCTTTAAATTATGAGTAAAACTGTCCACATCTTTGAACATATTCGTCATGTTTGTTACACCCTCCGTGTTCCATCCACTAATATCCTGGTTAAATGCGGTTGCTCCGTTGAACATATTCGTCATGTTTGTTATAGCAGATACATTCCACCCGCTAATATCTTGGTTGAACGACGTTGCTCCCCGGAACATATTTTCTATAAGTGTAACACTGGATGTGTCATTCCAATTTAATGATACACCTCCATTATTGAAGGCAGTTGCGCCATCGAACATGCCGGTCATCCCTTGAACGGTTGACATATCCCATCCACTAATATCCTGGTTGAACGACGTTGCCCCGCTGAACATATATCCCACCCACACGAATTTAGATGTGTCGTTCCAATTTAATGATACACCTCCGTTATTAAAGGCACTTGCGCCATCGAACATATGCATCGTCTGTGTAACCTTTTGCATATTCCACCCACTAATATCTTTATTGAATGATGTTGCTCCGTTGAACATATACTTCATCTTTATAATTCTCGACATATCCCACCCACTAATGTCATCGTTGAAAGTTGTTTTGCCGTTAAAAAGGTTATTAATTGTGGTTATGCTTGTATGGTTAATGTTCCAATTAGATATGTGTCCATATGTATATTCTGTTGCGGTGCGCGTATTGGCATCACACCACTCATTAACGGCGGTTTGAAGTTCGCTAAGTGATGTAAAATCATATACAAATATTGGTTCAGGTTCGGGTTCAGGTTCGGGTTCCGGCTCGGGTTCGGGTTCAGGTTCGGGTTCCGGCTCGGGTTCGGGCTCGGGTTCGGGTTCGGGTTCGGGTTCGGGTTCGGGTTCTGGTGGAAGAGTGCATTCAGCTTTGTATGTGAAATAATCTTTCTCTATGACAAATATGAACGCACTATCCAGTAATATCTCTAGGTTACTTCGTCCATTAACGTCAGATTTATATTTAAGACCGGTTCCAGGAGTAGTCGTGGTTAATATTGTGCTTAGTTTTTGATCCGCAAGTGAGCTGTTATAACTAATGCCATAATCGATAGCATCAAACGAGTAGTCACTATATATGTGTTGGTTGTTATTTCCTGTATCTCTCATAAAAATGTCATTTCCTGAATTATCAAACACAACATTATTTTTGATGTCTCTATATACTTTATCATGTTTATTGTTGTTCAACCGGGTGTCAAATGATAAATCACTATCCCAACTACCAGAGCCACCAGGGGGATCGCTATAATAATTACTCATTAAAACTTTTAACCGGTGCTCAATATCATCGGTTGTGACGGGTGTTTGAACACCGTTATAGTTGTAGTTGTATTCATCTATCGACTTTACTTCGATCAAAATTATACCGTCGTCGTAAAAATTAATCGTAGAATTACTAACCTCCGTCGTATACGAACTGCTTCCAGTATCATATACTATATGGGGTATAGGGATTTCCTTTGATGTAACCGTCGCATTAATATTTGTTATAGAATACAATAGTCCGACTCCCTGTCCGTTTCCATTAGGACCATAAATATGGTCTGCAAGATATGTATTTATGACGTTGTTACCATTTTCATCTTCATCTTCACTATATGGTAATGCGTTGAATACAAAAAATCCAATACGGTTACCATCCATATTCGCGGACGATGGTATATTTACGTAGTATCTCCCGTAACCTAATCCATATAAACGGTTGCTTACATACTCCGTCTCATCGTTGAACAATAACTGAGGGAGATTTGTAGTTGAATTTATATCCACCTGAATCGTTGTTGAACGAAATGTAGGTGGTGGACGAGGTATGAAACATCTTACTCCGTCGTCTTCTTCGGGTTGGGGTTCTGGTTGAGCATATGATATATTTACTGTAGAATTCACATTTGTTAATGTTATATCATTTTCAGTATAATTTCCTAATATATTCAATATATTCGAATTATTTCCAGCAGCTATAATCGAACTGACTATATTGGTTGAATCATTCATATTTATGTTAAAATTTATATTCGATACTTCTAAATGACCCACCCAAGTAAATATGATGTCAATTGAATTAAATGCGTAACTATTTATTACTATATCACTCGTCGAAACATTATATGTCGATGCTATAAAATCTAATAAAATGTTTTCCACTTCGGTTGGATTGGTTGAATTTAAATTAACTACATCGTTATATAATTGTCCTGAAATTTCAAAACTTACACTTACTTCTACATTATCAGGTTCGGGTTCGGGTTCGGGTTCGGGTTCAGGTTCGGGTTCAGGTTCAGGTTCGGGTTCAGGTTCAGGTTCGGGACATGGCTCGGGGTAACCTCCTTCCGCGTCATCGCTATGAAACAAACGACCTTCGTTGTAAGCTGCCGCGCTGTTAAAATTTATGGCGTGTGCATAGGTTATATCGTACATTTTTAATCCGTCAATTGGTCCTTTAACATGTATATAAAATGTTCCATGGTAGTATTTTATTTGGAGGGATGAATTGTTCGTCTTATATATATTGAATGTGTCTGATGAACTTTCAACAACCGTGAAATTTTCAGGAACGTCTGGTCCGTCAAACGATATGGCATGCGATGAATCTGCTAACGTTATTTTGTATATACCGGTTGCGTCTGTTTCACCCCTAACCATATAATATTTTTCCATCGGTTGTAGTTCATTTGGATATGGATACATACCCGTATCGCTGTTGAATGCGTATCTCCATATATTCCCGTCTTGGTATGCGGTTGCTTCCCTACCAGACTCCAACGATTCTATAAATGATTCCGGTTCAGGTTCAGGTTCGGGTTCAGGTTCGGGTTCAGGTTCAGGTTCGGGTTCAGGTTCGGGTTCGGGTTCGGGTTCGGGTTCCGGCTCGGGCTCAGGTTCGGGCTCAGGTTCGGGACCTGATTCAATATCAATAACATCATACCCAAATATTTCTATATACCTAATCTCATAATGGTGTGCCCCAAGTAAAACTGTTGGTATTACCATTTTAATACCATCAAACTCTTCGACGGGGTGATCATTTATGAATTCACAAAAGTTATTTGTTTCGTATGAATTTCTATCAACATGAATCGTTGTAAGTGTGCTTGTTGAGTCAACGATATAACTCGATGTTAAATCAGCACCTCTGGTGATCACCAGTCCAATTATCTCTATGGACGACGGGAAACTGTTATTGGTTCCATGAATCTTGACCTGTGATATGATGAACTTATTTGGAAATATAACTGTGATATGGTTGTTTTGAATTGACTCATTATTTGGCGTTGTTGAAATTGTGTTGTATCCATAAGGCGTGCTCGAATATAATGACGGTGTATCATCAAACATGTTTACTACACGACGTGTTTGATTTTGTCCAGAGTATGAAGACGATACGCTTATGTTATATGTACCCCCACCCGTTTCATAATACGAAATTGTCGAATTCACATCTGCATATACGTTAAGGTTAGGTGTTGTATTTGTATTTATATTTATAATATCGTTGCTTAGCATCGTAGTAGGTGGGAGTTTTACATCAGGACTTAATCTGGGTTCGGGTTCCGGTTCCGGTTCGGGTTCGGGTTCCGGTTCGGGTTCCGGTTCCGGCTCTGGCTCTGGCTCGGGTTCGGGTTCAGGTTCCGGCTCTGGCTCTGGCTCGGGTTCGGGTTCCGGTTCGGGTTCCGGTTCGGGTTCAGGTTCCGGTTGAGGTTCCGGTTGAGATTCACTTGTTCCTGTTATCTCATAGAATATTCGGTCTGTTATATTTCCATCGTTGTAGTATGAGTCCGAAAGCCAAATGAGAATTGTATACCATGTCCCAGACGATTCACCTGTTAATACCGAGTATGGGTCTATAATATTTTTAGGTGTTCCGCTACTCCAAAAACCAATTGCGTCGTTCGACGTGTTTTTCATTACAATAATATCACCACCTCCCCCGACGTCCCCAACGATGTCTCCGCGGATAACTTTTATGTACAATTCTGGGTTAGTAGGACCGGTATAGTTACTAAGAATAAGACGTGTTTGTTCAAACGGTGGTATGTAAAACCGAATATGGTCATATTGTTCGGTTACCCCGGGTCTTACCATACCAATATCATTTGCGATTAACATACCAACTCCGTTAAATTCTATCTCCGTGGGTACATTATCATCACCTTGTACCCACCCATTATAGTCAAATATTTCGGGTTCTGGTTCGGGTTCTGGTTCCGGTTCTGGTTCCGGTTCTGGTTCTGGTTCGGGTTCTGGTTCGGGTTCCGGTTCAGGGGATGCTGTTTCCCCGATTATATCTCCCAGTAGTAGATATTCCGTCGTAGATTCACCGATGTATTCAATCGAAAAAATGTCGGTATGACGAGCATGAAAGTAAAATTCGTAATCCCTCCACGAGCTTTCGTTTGTAGTATTATTGTATCGGTTGGTGAATACTTTGGTATGAACCTTTTCAATTCCCACATAAAAGTTTACTAATGCGGTCGTGTTGACTATAGATACATCTGTATTTAACACTTGAAATGACCCAGCGAACTTAATAATCTTCTTTATTGTTGTAAAGTCAGGAATATTTAGTTCCTGTGATAGTTTTATATTTCCATGAAGAGCAGCAAATATCGCTCCGTTTTCATTTATGTTAAGTTGGATATTCGTTCCCTTGAAGAGTCCGCCAGATTTCACCAAGTATATACTGGGAGACGATACGACCATCGAGCTCCCACCCATTTTAAATATGTTCCACCCTGGTAATGTCCCACCTAAATTTGTGATTGACGAATTCGATGACTGTCCCAGAGGTGGGTATATAAATTGTCCATTATCAAATATTCCTTCTGGTTCTGGTTCCGGTTCTGGTTCTGGTTCCGGTTCTGGTTCCGGTTCGGGTTCGGGTTCGGGTTCTGGTTGAGGCTCAGGTTCCGGTTCTGGTTCGGGCTCAGGTTCTGGTTCGGGTTCTGGTTCTGGTTCCGGTTCTGGCTCGGGTTCCGGTTCTGGCTCGGGTTCTGGTTCCGGTTCGGGTTCCGGTTGGGGTATGGGAATATCAAAGTCGTTTATACCGCTTAAATTAAATAGTATCTTGACAAAGCTGGACATATAATTTTGTTATATAATTAGAACAGAATTATAAAGATTGAAAGTAAATGTGTTATCGAATTATCTAACAAAATAATTTGGTATGGCTATAATATAAAATCTATAGATGTCCTCTGTTTGTTCATTCCAATAACAAATGGATCATCTGTGTACAAGTACTGTATGAAAGTGAAAGGTGGATTGTTAGAATTGTTAGAATTATTAATAGATATGAAAACATTAAATGATGAAATCTTTAAATTGTCGGCATAATTATTAACAAGTCTAAGTTTGGTTATTGTCTCGCCTTCTTGGATAATAATAATCCCGTTTACTGTATTAACTGTGTCTTGAATGTATGGTTTGCCATTACCATCAGGATGATTGGGTTGGGTAGCAGCATCCTCAGCATGTTCGAATATGTATTCACCAATTAACAGATCGTTAGCTCCCAGCAGTTGAAAGTTGGTTAAAGGACCACCCGACCATTGTCCACTTGAAATTGTTAAAATCAATTGGAAATCAGCCTCTAAATAAGTTGTTTCGGTTTCTGGTTCTGGTTCTGGTTCTGGTTCCGGTTCCGGTTCCGGTTCCGGTTCCGGTTCTGGTTCCGGTTCGGGTTCGGGTTCGGGTTCTGGTTCTGGTTCAGGTTCCGGTTCTGGTTCTGGTTCTGGTTCCGGTTCGGGTTCGGGTTCAGGTTCTGGTTCTGGTTCAGGTTCGGGTTCAGGTTCAGGTTCAGGTTCAGGTTGAGGTTCAGGTTCAGGTTCAGGTTCCGGCTCAGGTTCAGGTTCCGGTTCAGGTTCGGGTTCAGGTTCGGGTTCAGGTTCGGGTTCAGGTTGATTTATTATAGGTTTGTTCACAAGCAATAAATTATTAAATACTACCCTGAATGTTTGTTTAACCATATGATATTTGAATATAATATTTTATACCTTATCACATATAGATTGTATAAATCAACCAAGTCAAACAAATCAACCAAGTCAAACAAGTCAAACAAGTCAAACAAGTCAAACAAGTTCGATAGATGTGTATTTAACACCGTATCTTAACAAGTATAGATTTCCTATATATAGCTTGAATGCTTCAAGTCGTTCTCCGGTTATCTCTCGATCGAGACCATCTATTTCCATTTCTATGACGGTTGTTTGAGTGTCTTCATTTATGCGAACAAAACCTGTTTTTTCTATATATGCGAGTGGTTCTTTCAGAACATCTTGCAAATATGTGACCCTCAACGTCGTTGGGTTTATATAAAATCTTGTTCCGTTGTTATTAAAATGCTCGTTATAGTTGATTTCGTTCAACCCCAGAATCTGCACCGCTAAATCTGGATTTATGTTATTGATCTCAAATTTTTCTCTTAAAAACCTTAATAAATTAACTGACTCGACCTCGTCTAACTGTGATAAATTTATGTTCTCTATAATGATTGGGACACTATAGTTACCTGCTGATATTTTTTCAACTGTTCCCAACAAAACACGTGCGTTATTGTCGTTAACAATATCTCGAAGAGTTGAAATATCCGCCAATATGTTAGCTACTACATTTTGAATTTTTTCATACGTAACCTCGTTAGGGTCGGGTGGAAAACAGCATACTCGTTGTTTATACCGTTTCCGGTCCACGCTGTTTGTAATACCAAAAAAGTATTCGTTTTGTGGTATGCGTGTTCTGCAAAGATTATCTACGTTATATTTCTTTCTCCCCGTTATCGACGATGAAGAAACCGCGCCATCGGTAGCGAATTGTGAATTAGTGGGTTTATAATAAGATATTGCGCATCCCGCGAGTGAACCAGTTGTATGCGAATTTCTCAAAAAAAACATTTGCTTGTCATAGCTCCCGTATAGTGCGGTAGACTCTTCTCTGTCCAGAAAATTGGTTGTCTTCCTCTCATATGTCTTATTCCGGTTCTGTAAATATCCAACCCCCCTCGAAAAAAATGTTTCGCTTACGGTCGTATTACTTTGTCTTACCCTATTCCTCGCGATCTTCTCTGGGTCGCTGCATAATTCTGAACATTTATTTGGGTCGTTTAAAGCCAACGTGTATATCGACTTGGGGATAACCAACTTTTGTACAATACCCACAGTATCGCAATCGATTACCCTGGAATCTTCACTTGTTTTTAACACCGACGTCGATGTCCCGCCCGGGATACCATTTAAATGTCCTATCATGTGGGTGTTTCGCGAGCTTTTTGATGACCTCATAGTAGCAGTTTGTCTATAATGGCGCACGGGGTTTGCTTTAAATGGTGTTCGCACGGAATCACGATTGAAATTGTTAAATGTAATTGAGTTGACAACAACCGAGATACTAAATGTCATATATATATATTTTGCACTTATTAAAAATTGTGTTCGATAAATGTTAGAAGAACCGTGATAATATGATACATGTGTAGTAATCAAAATGATATTTTTATGGGAAAAGTGTTGGTGGATAAATTTCCTGAACGATATAAATTGTTTATCACCCGGTTGGAATGTTCTATGGGTAGAACCTTTGCGTATTTTATGAAACGTACTCCGCTTATAATGACTCTTGCAATGAATGATGAGTTTTTAATGATTAAGTTCTTATTTGACAATTTCTATACGGACGCTACCGAAATGACAAGCGATTGTCAGTATAATTTAACCCATATATGCCTAATTCACAACGTTTCCCCCAAAATGTTTTTATTGTGTCACAATCACAATATGTATAACATGTATATCCATAGTTTAACAAAAGTGCAACCATATGAATTATTAACAAACGATTATGCTGAGCGAATATTGGCGGAGAAGTTTTGGCAGAAGAAGCATCACATTCTTTTCCTTATTGGGAAAAAATCTGACAATTTAATTATCACACGGACGATTCAAATAAATGAGTTGCATAGGATGATAGCATCGTTTATCTAGCCGATGAACGATTTTTGTTTGATATTGAGCATATATGACAACTCGGGTCTCCATTACAGCATTCGCATGAGACAATACCTGATTGGACATCATTATCTCTCTGGGTTAGTGCGCGGTTTTTATTAGAAATTGAACAAATATGGCACGATGGGTCTCGATTACTGTTATTATTACTCAGGTTTGACTTGAAGTCCTGTTTTAAATATTTTCTGCGTTCTTCTAAACGAGTGAAATATGGTTTATTCGTGCATTTGTTATCGCATCCAGCCGCAATAGGGATAATGGTTTGGTGACGAAGACGTCGTAGAGCATTCCTTGGAGCGGATATGCATTGATTTGGTGCTGATGGCGTGTCACACAAATTAGTATTTTTTCCGTTCTCTTGTATAACTTTGTTATTTGAACATTCGTCGCACGGTATTGTGGATACGATCGCTCCTCCGGGGGTCTCCATAGATTCCCTAATTGTTGTCCCTCGTGTGGACGAATGATTTCCGGCGAAATTAAGGGACCGGCGATACATGTTTTTTATAGGATGGGCACGCCCGGCAACAAAGTTTCCTGAACTCTGTCCCGAGAAAACATTCACCGGAACATTTGCCATCTTATATGCTGGGTCGTTTTCCGTTTTCCATGCGGTATTCTTTCTTAACAGATTGAATCGACGATTGGGATTAATAGGCATTAATGTACACGCAGAAAATATTAAAAACGATAATCATAAATGGTGTTTCTAGTCTTCTAGTGAATTTATCTAAAAAACAATTCCATGAAGAAGCATACACACACATAGAACATTTTTGTCCCACATAGAATTGTTTTTTAGATAAATTCACTAGAAGACTAGAAAAGAACGTCAGTTACAAAAATGTTTCACACCCTTGAAGATTACACGAGAATGTGAAAGAATAAAGTAGAAATAGAAATAATGTTCCTAATAAAGAATATAAATGATAAAGTCTGACCCCGGTTACAAGTTTTTATACATGTTGTTTATTATAATTCCGCACCTATATATGACGATATTCGGCAAACCAACACTTCCAAAGTCTGAGTGGAATTTTACAAGTTTATTTCATGGAAAACCAGATTATATGACAATCTATTCGAATGGAGATAAGAAGAACAAGAAGGTTATGTTTCTGGTGACAGGAGGCTTCGTATTGTGGTATGATGTGTATTTAATGAGTATCGTCGAGGACCTAAAAAAAACGAATGTTTATGAGAACTATGAGGTTATTATTATAGAGAAACAGGATGTATGTAGTATCGTTATGTACGATACTTTTGCTTATTACATCAAGGAACTCAACGTTGAGAAAGGGGGAATAGAAGAACTTGTGATGATCGGTTTTTCTTCAGGGGGAGTTATCGCAAGTCAAGTAATGTCGCGCTTACATGAAATAGAATGCAATAAAAAAATCATAACATATGACACACCATACCAGATAGTGGAAAATATACGTCGGTTTACACATAATAGTTTCTTTAGGATTGATCAATGGGTAATGTTCGGTGTTGTCCAAGGTGTGTATCTCAATCATTACAACTATCATGAAATTAAGCATCATGTGATAAATAATAAACAATCGGGAAATGGAGCGGAGGAACTTATCGAAATGGTAAAAAATGTGCACGGATTTAATGAAGAGTCGCTACTATTGAATTCGGGTTTCAACTTCGATTTAACACCAGAGACTATAGTCATCAATATATTTTCTGCTCGCGACCCATTCCACAACATCCACACCACCGTTGACTTTCTTGATAGAAATAAAGATAAAGTAAAATTCAAAAATGTATTCATCAAAGAGGATCGTTGCGGTCATTGCACCAATATGGCATTTTCTACAGACTATCTTAAAACTATTATTATGGCGCTGAATAATTTTTGAAATGCTATTTGGTTGCTTGTAATTCCTGTTCTAATTTAGCATTTTATTCTAATATTTCTTTTTATTTTCTCTTCTTACTTTTTACTAGAAAACTAGAAGGGTTCCATTTTGTTATGAAAAGATCATGTCTGTATCGTATCGGTCGTGTATATTATATGGTTTTACATTTACATCTTTCTATATAGAAAACTATAACTAAAACGAACCAAATATGTTTATAATGACAAAATACTTTTATAGTTTGAACTAATACCATTCCCCTTTCCAAAATCTTGTAAATTATTAAATACGCAAATTAAGTTGTAAATATAATTTTCCCATTTATTACCACATAAATTGTCGAAATTCTTTTTGAAATTATATGAGTACCCCAGATTTTTAATACATATACCTTTGTGATGACCAACCCTCCCCTTTTCTTGTAAGTATTGACTTGTTTTAATTTTATCGTATAGGTCGGAGTCTATGTAAACGAGTGGCCAGCTTCCTTCTTCTTGAAATTTAATTGTAATTATATACTTCATGTCTTTATGGACACCTTCGTGGGGAACAGCGCTAATTTTTATATTTTCAAGAGTGCTTTCGTCAATAAGTTCGATTTGTCCCAAATCTGTATAATAACCACTATATACTGCCCTTGTTATATTTCGAAATATTTTCAACTGTGTATTCATTATGTTATGTTATGTTACCTGTATAACGCCATATTTTGTTTCAATTTTGTAACTAAAATTGTATTTTCTAGTCTTCTAGTGACTTTATCTAAAAAACAATTCTATGTGGGACAAAAACGTTCTATGTGTGTGTATGCTTCTTCATATGATTGTTTTTTAGATAAATTCACTAGAAGACTAGAAACACACTTTATGAAACAATATTATTATGAATTATAATATATATACATATGCACAAAACGTACGTGATACTGAGTATATTGATAGCATTAGTAATTTTAATATTAATAATAATATTTCGATCCCATGTTATTGTTGAGGGATGGAGTTGGGGTGGATGCGGTCCAGGATGTAAGAGACATAAAGCCAAAAAGAAGGAAAATAGTCGTAGACGCGCACGACGCGATGAGCGTCAAAAATGGTGGAACTCGGGTGGATACCGACTGGATGGTGCGGGGCATGGGAAAAAAGGGATAAATGATGCGATAAATCTCCCAATTGGGTTCCGACAGGACTATGATGCGGGTGTTAATAAAGATATACGAGAGTGGAACGACGAATATGGTTGTGTTACAAATGAGTTATCCGAACATTGCGCAAAAGACAGTTGGAGTGTATATTTCAAACCGATTATGAAAAAGATCGTACCGGATGCAAGGAAACAGTTCGGTGACAGACGGATAAATTATTATGACGATTTAAAAAAAATAGTTATGGAAAAAGAGGGTGATAATTGGATTGAGAAACAACCCCTATACCCAAGCCAAACAGATATGGCAACTTCTGAAAAGTACGAAGATGTTAGAAATATTTTAATGGACGCGAATAAGAAATACGATACATCATCCGATAATTATAGTATGGAACACAACTCTGTTCCGGAGGCGACTGAACGAATGAGGCATATCTTGAACACGGATTTTATCGCATTTGAGAAAAATCGTCGAAATATTTCGACATCGTCGATTAAAGGGGGTGATAATACCAAAGGAGAATTTGTTGAAGAGGTTGGTATCGAGGGATTTAATACAATTAACGCAGAGATACGATACATAGACCCGCGTGGGAGGGGAATCATCACAGACGAAATTGTGTGGAAAAAGATCCGTTCCGAGATATTGAATAATCCTGTGAATGTGAAGAAGCTTGATTCCATCCAAGGAGGAATTTTAGATGATAAAGGAAATATTATTCGTTCGTTTGATGAGTTTAAGAATGATTACCAAAGTAAATATACTGAGCTATCATCGTCGATAGAGACGACCGTTGAAAATTCTGCAAGAGACAATATACGTCTCAGGGCAGCTATTTTTCCGTCTCTATAACAATCCCGATGATAAGACAGAAAAAAGTAAATAACGTTTGCGCCATGTAAAATTTTCAGTTTCTTAATCTTTTCATTATGACAAGAAATCGTTGTCCTCATGGAATTGGTGCTGAGATACATATACTCCTCCATCGTGGTTCAACCACTTGCAATTCGATTTCGTTAATTAGGTCAAATATATACGCACGTCCATCACGTAGGTCTATCAGTTGTAAACCGTTGTGTCCTACATAGGTCCGTTCTATTATACCACACACCTTGGAATTATTTATTACATTTGTGAATCGAATTTGGTCACCAGCACGTTTTCCTATTGTCACGAATAAGCTATCCATTATTATAGTATGCTAATCTAAATGTAAAATTACTAATTGTCAATTTTAAGAATATTATTCATCTATATACAGTTTCAAAAAATATTGCTACAGTATATATGAAGTTGCTTGAACACATTAAGAAGAACATCGTACGATATTTGGTATATTTTTTCGTTCTCGTTATTGTTCACGGACTTATTGAATACGTTTTCTTCGCACCGTATATTGAGGGTTTAACAAAATTGGAGGAGACACAGATAGACTCCAAAATAACTACACAAATTACGGATGGAAATAAAAAGATGAAGAAGAAGATAAATAAGGAGAACGTTGTTCGCGACGAAGATGTTTCAGCCATAAAGAAATCAATTATCGATTTAGAGGCAGATATGAAAAGTATTAAAGCATCCGCAAAAGAGGGTGAAGAACAAGGTAAAATAGCGAAAGATGAGCTGATCGCATCTCTTCCAGACGGAATGGTTGACGATAAACCATAAGTATAATGTTCAAAGTATACGAAATAATCCATACCAATATGTATAATAAAATAACGATTATATATATATAAAAATGTCCGATAATAAAACGACAGCAACGTCTGAATATAGTTATGTACAAAGTATTAAGACTCCGGGTGATTTAAATATTTCTGGAAAGGGTACGCTTAAACAGATGACAACCAACGTAAGTGGGTTGATTAATTATATCGATCTTCTCGTTCAGGGAAAATCAAAGGCGTCCAAGACAGGACAGCCGTTGGGAAACAAGTTCTTTATAAGAACGGGTTCTTCATGTGAAAATGTTAGAACGGGTGGATCCGAAGATAGGTTCATATATATAAACAATCGTCCAAATGGGTCCCTTCCTATACTAAAACAGTTGGGTGTGAAATCAGACACACTACGAGGGCTTATACCAGGTGTGCTTGAAAACACCAACGCACTCGACCCATCAGCGATAGTAAATTCACTTTCGGGTGGGCTCACCCCCAAATGTATGGAGGTGAATCTCGAAACAATCGATAAAAATAACAAGTCTGCTAAAGAGAAGAGATTTGTGAGCATTCAGGACATCGAAAATATGGACGCATGTGATTTTGGAAGCAAAGGAAAAAACCCGGTTACTAAAAAGAAATGTGGGGAAGGATTTTCTGTGTTAGAGAAAACATGTGTCTCTAAAAAGAACACGAATACTGATAGAACAAATCCGTTTCCTGATTCATTTGAAAATAGTTCCCCATTTTATGAGTACAATAAGGTTGTCTCTAAAAAAGAACGCCGTAATCATGGTTTCCTTCCAGAGGAAGATCTAATTGCCAAGCTGTTTTATGTCTCGATTTCTGGGGTTGCGTTGTACCTTGGATACAAGTTGATTGTGAAGAAATTTGTAAATAGAAAATAGAAGGTAGAATGTATAAAATATAAATCACCGATCTTAATAATGAGATCGGTGAATTTGATTTTAAAATTGATTTAAACAAATTCCCATTAATAATACATAAAATGATACAGCTTAACGACAACGATTCTAATCAAACCTACACGGTGGAACAGGTGAGAGAGCTTCTTTTAAGAGAAAGGAATGATGTTCGAAGAGAAATGGGGGTTGATGTGACTAGTGAAGATAGTGAAGATAGTGAAGAAAAAATAAAGTTCTCCTTAAATTTTGAATTGGCTCAGTGTATGTCTAAAACTGAACTCGCATTACAAACTATCGCAATCATACATTACCGGAATTCTGAAAGGAATAAACATTCACAGGTAGAGACAGTAGCAGGGACTACTAATAAAATGAAAGATATAACTATTGTATTTACCAATAATTCGTTGTTAGAAGGTAAAGCTTGGAAAAGCAGAACAGCAGCAAAATTTATAGATGAAGAGCTTATTGTTCAAAGATTAGCTTCTGATTCTGAAAAAAATTCTGGTGATTTTAGTCGGGGAACTGAGTTGATTTCCGCATTTGCAACATTTGCAGGGGTAGAGAATAGTAAGCAATTATTGGGAGATGTTTTGATTATGTGTAATCACCCGGTACGTATAAATGATATTCTTAAAGTTATTGAAACTAATGCTGGATTGGTTTCGCTACACGGTGTAAAATATAAATTTAATATCTTCTTTGATGAATGTGATTCTTCAGGATGTTTAACAAATATGGTAAAATTTGTTAAAAACATTTATGCTAAAAAGTTAAACCATCTGATTGGTGAAATACAATTAATTACTGCTACACCAACCAAGGAAATGCACCAAAAATTAATAGATGTTACACCCGATGCCGCCAAACTTTTAAATATTAAAAAGACTTTACATACTGATGAAATCAGGATAAAGGACTATCGCACAATATTATATCAAGAATATATTCATTTCGACGGTCCCAAAGACCCGTTGGAATATGTTAAAAAAATAGTACAATCCCAATCCCCCCTCCCCCAGGAAAACCCTGGTACTGTGCCTATGATTTTCACTCGTGGTAAAATCTATTTTATTCCGGCTCATCATCGTCAATTGGGACATGAAGAAATGTCATCGCTTAAAGTGTTTGAGGATAATGGATATCATATATTAATGTTAAACGGAAAACACAAAGAATTTAGATTTCCGTGGGGTGAAAAAAGAGACATAGTGCAAAGTTTAAAAAAAGGAGGAGAACTTAGAGACATACTTCGTGAATGGAGAAGCGAAAATCCTAATGCTGGATTAGTTATTACCGGAAATAAGGTTCTAGAAAGAGGTCTTACCTTCCTTACCGATGGCTTCAACTTTGACTATATGATAATTTCAAGCTATTTCGCCAAGAATATTCATGATCTAATACAGATGGTTGGTAGAGGTCAGGGAAAAGAACAGTATGTGGACCCATATAAGGTTATTATGCCACAACAATTATATAATTGTATAAAGAAATATATCGAAAATTCGGAAAAACTTTTGAAAGAAAATCCAGAATTCTTTGATCAAGATATGTTAGCAAGCATAAGTAAAGTAGATAAATTTGAAAATATTGAATATCACTCTGAAGATACAATTGAACAACTTAACGGTTGGGTTCAACGAAAATTTAGAACGACGAACAATAAATCGGCAAGAATTAAAGTATCTACCTGGGAAAATAAAAGAAAAGAAAATGGTTTTGTTATGCATAAGTTTGGTGAGTCTGAAGAAAAGATTTGGTCTAAAGAAGATGCGTTAAAACAACGAGGAGGTATGGGTCCTCATAGTCGTAGAATATTTCCGTATTATACCGATCTAAATGACGCAAACACACTAAAATGGTATATATTTTACAGAAATGATTCCGAATATTATAATTCCAACTAAGCATATCAAATTCTTCACTATTGAATTCATTTTTGATAATACAATATTATATCAAAAATGACGAACTGTTTATTGTTTACTTGCGCTGCTTGCGGCTCTTCTTCTGTTGTGTCTTACCGCCTTTGCGGGACTTTGTCTTCTTCTGTTGTGTCTTACCGCCTTTGCGGGACTTTGTCTTCTTCTGTTGCTTCTTACCACCTGTGCGGCTCTTCTTCTGTTGTGTCTTGCGTCCGTTGCGCTTCTTCATCCCACCCTCCTGTGCCTTCATGCCAAAAAAAGTTGCGAGTGCTGTCAGTGTTTGTCCTGCCATAGTACACTGTGTAAATATTTAAATTTGTTATACAGTTTTTTTAACGCACCGCCGGAATTACATCTTTACACTCTTAAATAACTCAAGAGCAAATAATCCGCCGGCAAGTTGGGAAGCGATGTAAGGAAGAAGCTCGCTGCGAGGGAGTTTACCCAACATCGCCATAGTGACAGAAACAGCAGGATTCACGTGACCACCCGATAGAGGTGCGGTCACCATAACAACCAATCCAAGCGCAATACCAATCGCGATGGGATTTCCGGTGGCTAAAATTATGTATACAAATAGAAGTGTTCCAAAAAATTCGGCTAAATATTTGTTCATTATACTATAAACAAATATAAAATATATCATATAATAAAATAAAATAATACAAAGTTACACACGTTGGTTTCGGTTGATTTCAATATTTATAGTTGAGTTGACTGAGCTCCACGATTTAAGTCTCCACCAAATGACGAATCGTTGTAGTTCTTCTGGATGGCTATTACACGTTTGTGGCGGGCATATGTTGATGAGTCGTATACGTATTTGGGGTTGCAGCTGGCTCCGGGAATACCTGAACCATCACAGTTAGATTTAACACCGCCCCTGAACATACTAAGTGATTGGCGGCGACCGCTGGAAACCTGATTGGGTCCACCACATGTATAGTTTTTTCGACCCAATACATCACCAGCGTTTTCGAGAACACGAAACGGGGTGATACTGCGCTGAGCCAAATTAGCAGTATTCATAGAACGAACCACTTGTTTTCTTTCTGTATTTGTCATAAACATATTCATAACATGTCCTCTTGAAGGGTTTCCCATATAAACTAACACAATATAATATATTTTCGATTAAAAATATTATAACTAAATCATATATCTAAAGCACATATATAAAATCTAATTCCAAATGGTTCGTTATGTTTATTCAGTTATAATTCGGGGGGCTACATTCATGGTTATCAGCTCTTGAAACAAAAGCTTACATGCGTAGGGTATTTCATTATACGCAAAGTCAGTACGGTTATCACACATCTTGCACATATGAATATTGAGTTCGTTATTGTATGCCGCAATCATACCGCATTTTTTACAAGAATGGACCTGAAATTTGTCAGACGCGTCGTAGATACGCCCTCGTGTGAACCGACTGGCTCCATGGGAAATCATACAATCTCTCTCCATCTCACCAAATCTCAACCCTCCGTCTCGCGACCTTCCTTCTGCGGGCTGTCGGGTCAAGCTCACCATGGGTCCAATTGAACGACTGTGTTGTTTGTCTGCAACCATATGCTTTAACCTTTGATAAAACACCGGTCCAATAAAGACGCTTGCCTCTATCTGCTCACCGGTCAACCCATCGTACATTAGTTCGTTACCATACGATTCATAACCAATCTTAGTCAATTCATTCACGATGTCCTGCACACCCATGGTTCCGAAACTGGTTCCATCACCAAATAGCCCAAGCTCAATCAATACCTTCCCAAGCAGTGTCTCTTTGAGTTGTCCGATAGTCATACGAGACGGAATAGCATGTGGGTTGATAATAATGTCTGGTTTTACCCCGTCTTTTGTGAAAGGCATGTTTTCCTCTGGGATGATGTTTCCGATAGTACCCTTTTGTCCATGTCGGCTCGAAAACTTATCCCCAATAACTGGTTTCCTCACTTCACGTGTGCGCACTTTGGCAAAGTTATAACCATCCCCATTTCTATCGATGTAATTCTTGTCGACATATGTTTCCTGGTCGGTTCTAAATGTCTTACTGAAATCCTCGTATTTGATAACCTTCATATGGTCATTTTTATTTTCCTTAATAGGAACGACCTTTGCAATAATAATATCTCGATTCTCCACAAGAGTGTTCTCGGGAATAACTCCATCTTTGTTGATCTTATTATAATTAGCAAATTTCATCCCCTTTGTTTTGGAAATATCAGGTTTGCAACGGATTTCGTCGTCACCATTCACTTTTTTGTCCTCGTCCTTTTCCGTATGGTAAATGGTTGCCTGAAACAGTCCTCGGTCAATCGAGCCCTTGTTAAACAATAGACTGTCTTCCTGGTTATATCCTGTGTAACTCATGATCGCGACCACTACGGTGCATCCCGACGGGATGTTATTAATATGTATCAAATCCATGAGTCGCGTGTCTACGAGAGGACGCATAGGGTAGTTAAGAACATATGCGGTCTTGTCCATTCGGGTATCATAATTTGTGACATATACACCCATAGACTGTTTTGATTGTGCGCACTGGTATGTATTCCTCGGTGACTGATTGTGTTCAGGAAATGGTATACATGACGCAAGAATACCGAACATGGTGCTCGCATGGATTTCACAGTGGGTATAATTAAATCGAGACTGACCGGATAGTTTGAATGGGTTCATCGCTATCATTGACAGGTTTTGTTCGTCTGGGTCGACATACTCAATAACACTTTCTTCTATCTTACAGCTCACGAAGAGGTCGTCCCAAGTCAATTCGCCTTTCCCAACACGTTGGACGATGTCATCTGTTATAACAAGTTTGTTGTTATTTACCCGTAGGATGGGTCGGGTTAGTCGCCCGCTGTCGTTACATATTCTGATTTCCATCGACTTGATGTCAAATATAACAGATGCATAAATATTGATGATTCCTCTATGTTTTTTATTTTTGATGTCCATGTATAAATTATAAGCATCGTTGGTCACACCAATCCACGCACCGTTTACAAATACTTTCACCAGGGTATTCATTTCGACATCGGTGATGTCTTCAAATGGTACAATATTGTCTTTTAGATATTCATAAATAGGCTCACTATCTGATGACACCGTAATATGAGTCATGTAACTCAAGTTCTTAACAACACCAACTGACTGTCCTTCAGGTGTTTCTGCTGGACATAAGTATCCCCAACTGGAATTGTGAAGCATGCGCGGGGGGATCAACTTTCCACTCTTGTCAATTGGAGTACTAATACGCCGAGTGTGACTAAGACTCGATGCGTATGTAAGACGACTTAGCACCTGAGCAACACCGACCTTGGTGTTATTTGCGGAATGTTTGATACCGAAGTCGCCTGTGCTAAGGGCGCGTTTTAGTCCATTTTCAATAGTGGTTGATTTAATTATCTTATATATATTTGTTTTATTGATAATATTTGAATAGTCATCGGTTGATTTCCATGACCCATTATTAACCTCTCTTATAACCTGTTTCTGCATATCTTTGACCAATTTGTTGAAGTAGTTCCTAAACAGATTATTGAGAAGTGTTCCGGTCAGATCAATTCGCTTATTTGTATATGAGTCTCTATCGTCAAGTGCTGTTCTTCCAAGCGAACAACGAATAAGCTTGTTTGTCATATACCCCAGGAAATAAATCTTCTGTTGCTTGGTTCTGCAATGGGGGAATAGGTCGTTATCTAATATATCGCAGGCAAACTCGTATTTTTTTTTAAAACCTTCTTCCTTCGTCATATTGATTGGTGTGTATATTACATTCGAAGTGATGTATTGGATCGCATCTTCTTGTGTGAGAATCTCATTCGAATCAATCAGGGACGCCTTCATGAAGAGCACGATGTCCTGATTGTGTTCGTTTTTGATGTCGAGCACAATTTTATTGCATACATCTTTATCAGATAGAATACCAAGCGCCCTATATACAACAAGGAGTGGGACTGGTCCCTTCATTCGCGGAAGTTGAATGTAAATCCCGAAACCAAATCCATTATTCTTCGACGAAACCATCATATTAAGTTGCTTTGGACTGATACATTTAAAATCGGGAACCGATTTGATTTCGGCGGTGAATGTCCACTTTGTGTTATTCTTTGAAATGTTAAAACAGTAAACTCTATTCTCGGCTGCGCGCTCCTGACCGAGAACGGTCTTCTCGGAACCGTTTATGATAAAGTATCCACCCGCGTCATATTTACACTCACCTGTAACATTAGAATTCACGTGGTTAAATTGGTTTAGAACACATATATTTGACTTCAGCATAATTGGTAATTTTCCTATATGAACCTGTGAGATCGTTTTATACGACGTTTGGACATTCTCCAAATTTTCTCCAGTCCGTATCACATATTTAATGTTCATATCGATTGTCATCGGGGACGCGTATGTAAAATTTCGAAGTCTTGCTTCATGTGGGAACATCAGTTTGGTAGCTCCGTTATTTTCATGGATATTTGGACGATATATTTGAAAGTTTGTAAATGTGACGAATATTTCAAGTGAATATTGACCACAAACTTCGTCATAATTCTGTTCGGATACGATTCTCACCGGATTAAACATATCGATTGTGCGCTGTATCTGAAATGTGACAAACATATTATACGATTCCAGCTGGTGGCGCACAAGCTTCTCCAGATGGCTTCCGTTGAAATATGACTTGATAATCGTCCATGGAAACTCGATATATTTCTCTTCTGTTAACCAATCGGGAGAACTCATTTTTATACGGACAATAATATGTTATCGATTGTTTCAATTTTACAACCATTTGAATGGTTTATACTTTTTAATATACACCCTCGGATATTTAAAGGTGTAAAATCGGACAAAATAGAATAAAAAAGATATAAATATTTTTTATTCTAATCTTCAGGGGTGTAAACACATGAGATATTAGTGATTACCCAATTTCGATTGATTTGTGGGGTCCGGGTCGGTCGCTCCGGGGTGTCCCCCGATTGTATTTATATAATCACTTGCGTTATATTTTAAATTATGATAAATGTTTCCCATCTCATACGGGAGAGGAATTCCACCACCGACTTGTGGTAGTCGGGTTGTTTCTCTTCCTCTTGTTCTTGTTCTTGTTCTTGGTATTCTTCTTCTTCCTGTTGTTGTTATTCGTCTTCTTCTTCTTCTTCTTCTTCTTTCCTGTTCACTTCTTCTTCTTCCTGTTGTTGTTCTTCTTCTTGTTCTTGGTGGTATGTATGTTATTTGTTTTGATTTGTATCCGTTCGTTTTGGACGTTTGACTCATATATATATAATGTATATTTTATTCTATGTCAACATGTGTCATGAAATGACGTCGACAACAAACACGTGTTAATCCTAACTTATCCATAACCTCTCCTTCGGGTGTTTTTTTTGAATGCGCCTTTGTGAGATATACAACATCTCCGCTGCGATTCCCATCAGTCTCTTTTAACTTTTGAACTTCTTCTAAATAATATCGATACTTGTCTGCCAAAACCTTTCCACACGTGAAGCATTTTACAGGAATAATCATCTTTTATAAATAGTATGAAGACTTTATTTTTAAATCAATTTTAGATGGTGGGTTATAAATCTTCAATCATTCAAAAAATTGTGTATAAGGACATCTTTATTATTGTTTTTAACATACCCGGCGAGGATCACACTCTCGTACATTTTTCGCAAAACGTCATCTGGGCACGATGATCCTGATTTGAGGAGACCGTGTTTTTTTAGATAATTTTTTATATCTTGGATTTTGGTGTTATGTAGACTTATTTTCTCCTGGATAACCTTTGTTCGAAGAGTGCTTCCTTTTATCAACACGCTAATTGTTCGACGTTTTTTCCGTTTTCCCAGTATATATTTTTTCCGTCGGGTTCGTTTAATAAGATATCGGTCGCGGACGTTCGTATTTATACCACGTCGTTTATTGTTCTCGACAAGTTGATTGGTATTTGTTTGTTGCCGTATGTTATCAATGACGGATTCAGTTGGGGGCATCACATTTTTCTGTGAAATACTGTCAATTTTTTGTGTTTTTTTCACCCAATTACGGTAGGTTGGTTTAATTCCATTTTTTAAACATCCATATGGCGTTTCTGGTATCTTCATCTTTATATATTCATGTGACACAGGTGGTTCTGTTTGGGATTGGGATTGGGATTGGGATTGGGATTGGGATTGGGATTGGGATCCATAAACGTCTGTGTTTACAAATGGGGGGAGTATCATCGGTTCTTGTGGAAAATCTATTTCGACTGGGGCAAAATTGTATGTTGATTGGATATCATAATTGTTTTGAATACCATCCTGGGGGCTCATATGATGCGACGTATTATATGGATTCTTTAAACTCTTGTTTCTCTGCGTTATAGGTATATTTTGGGTAGATGGTATGGGTTGATTATTTCCAGAAGTTCGTTTTTCTTGCCCGACTCTGTATGTATTGGGACTATTTTTCAAATTCTCCAGGTATTCCATGGAATCTTGAAATTCGGACGAAAATTTACCGATGTCTTCACCTCTTTCATCGGGTGAATTTATATTTTTTTCCCGATGTTCCTTTATCTTTTGAAGTAATTTCTGTTTCATCACATTCGGTGATATTAGGGGCGTCGGTCGGACCTTCTTTGTTTTATTTGACGACGATTTAGATCTTTTCGATGTAGAAAATAAGTCAGGATTGACGTTTAATATTTTCTTCGACATATTACGGTGAATATTACATACATAGATAAAAAAAGTTGTTATTTAATTTGAAAAACAGATGAGTTTTTTTATAGTGATACATATATAATGGCTAATCAACCAATTCCTCGAACTATTGTTGAACTATGCACCCCAGCTGCTGTTTATTTTATCGTAAGTATTGTCACACTTGTCCTAATTGCTATCCAAAACATGGGAAACACAAACAAATACTGCGTGGGAACATACACATGTGATGTCCCCAGCACTTTAATGGTGTTCTCGGCAGAAATAGCATATATACTATTTTCCACGTGGGTGCTCCACCTAATATGCAAAGCTGGATACAAATCGTTTTCGTGGATTCTCATACTGATCCCGTATATACTATTCTTTGTTCTTTTAGGACTTTTCATGCTCGGTAATATGTAAATTTCATGTTCATAATTAATATAACTACTTTAACATATTAAAATACTTATATTAGCTATATATATGTCAGCGGTTGATAACGATACAGAGGAATATTCATGGAACATCATAAGTAAATATTTCAAACACAATCCAAAGGCGCTGGTTGAACACCATATAGATTCCTATAATTTATTTGTAAATAAAGGCATTTACAACATTTTGAAGGAGCGAAACCCTATCGAAATTAGAAAGTCTTACATGAAAAAACATGATTCATATAAATTTGAATGTAATATATACATCGGTGGGAAAGATGGGTCTGCTATTTACTATGGAAAACCAATTATATATGATTCCAAGAATACACACTTTATGTTCCCAAATGAAGCCCGTTTGCGTAACATGACATACGGAGTTACGGTTTATTATGATATGGTGGTTGAGTTTCAGATAAGAGACGAAGAAAATGAACTGGTTGACCCAGCGAAAGACGGACATGGGAAAATTATACCACATGTTCTCAAATTCCCCAAAATATTATTGGGAAAGATTCCAATAATGCTTCAATCATCAATTTGTGCGATGGACGGTCTTGACAGAGACCTTCGGTTCCAACTTGGTGAGTGCAAAAACGACTATGGTGGATATTTTATAATCGATGGGAAAGAAAAAGTGATTATTCCACAGGAAAAATTCGCGGATAATATGATGTATATAAAGGAAAATTCTGGTGATTCTCATTATAGTCATAGTGCGATCATTCGAAATGTTTCGGAGGACGCATCAAAACCAGTAAGAACTATGAAAATTCATATTGTTCGCCCAACCGGGGTTATGTCAAATAACCAAATTGTAGTTGACATCCCAAATGTTAGAAAGCCTGTGCCACTATTTATTCTATTTCGAGCTCTAGGCATTACAAGCGATAAAAAAATACTTGAGTATATTTTACTCGATATAGATAAAAATGACACACTTCTTGATTATTTTATACCGAGTATCCATGATACCCACTCGATACTCACCCAGACAGCAGCTATTCAATATATTAAGACGTTCACAAAGGGGAAAACCATATATCACGCACACGAAATATTAAGTAATTACCTCTTGCCTCAATTCGGTGAACAAAATTACACCCAAAAGGCTTACTATCTTGGACACATGACTCTTTCACTTTTGAAAGTTTTTCTGAAATTGGAAAACCCGACTGATCGCGATAGCTTTTCATTTAAACGTATTGAACTACCTGGAAATTTGTTATATGACCTATTTAACGAATACTATACACTCTACAAAAAACAGATATTTTTGAATATAGACAAGGATATAAATTATAACTATAAAACGAAAATTGAGTTGGGTGAGATGACAGCAGACCAAATAGGTGATGTATTTACGACATCCATGTCAAAATATACAAAGGATCGTGTTCTTGACGCTGGAATTAGAAAGGCATTCAAAGGAAGTTGGGGTGCAAGCAATCACACACGGAGACCAGGTGTTCTTCAGGACCTGAGTCGTCTTTCATATAATTCATTCATATCTAACCTCCGTAAGCTGAACCTACCTCTTGATGCGAGTGCCAAAGTAGTTGGACCCAGACTATGTCATAGTTCTCAGTATGGTATTATTGATCCGATCGATACACCAGATGGCGGTAATTGTGGTCTTCATAAACATTTAACGATTTGTTCATATATAACAAATGGATATTCGTCTCATAAAATGATTGATTGGATGAAAAATAACATCGATATGCAATTTATCGATGATATGGAGCCTACCGACCTATACTCGAAAATAAAAATATTTGTTAATGGAAGATGGATTGCTGTATGTGATAAATTATATGAAAATGTTCAATTAATTCGTAACTGTAGGCGTCTATCGGTCATTCCACTTTATACGAGCGTTTCGTATAGCGTTCCCGATAAGACAATATTTGTTTCCACCGATTATGGACGCCTATCCCGTCCGCTATACTATGCTACCAATAATCAACAGGTCGACTTTTCTCGAGATATAAAAGATTATTCATGGCAACAAATTCTATGTGGAAATTTCAAGAAAGATGAATTCAACTTCAAAAACAATAAATTTTATACAATTGAAGAATTATACGGTGACCGCGAATCGGTCAGTTCGGCATGGGATAAAAACCGTGCAATTTTAGATTTGGTAGACACAGGAGAAACGGAGTCGTTACTTATAGCTCATCATAATCTACAAGTTCGTGAGAAACAACGACAGTATACCCATCTCGAATTACATAACTCTCTCATGTTCGGGTATATGGGGAACCTTGTTATTTTTCCTGAACACAATCAATTACCCAGGAATTTATTTTCATGCGGACAAAGCAAACAAGCATGCTCTCATTTCCACACAAATTATCAACACAGATTTGATAAATCAGCGATTGTTCTTCACTATGGTCAAACACCTCTGGTTAAATCGAGATATATTGACATGTTTAACAACGAGGAGCACCCATACGGGGTAAATACGATTGTCGCAATAGGAAGCTACGGTGGATACAACGTAGAGGACGCCATATTGGTGAATCGGGGTGCGGTTGATAGGGGGCTCTTCCGAACAACATATTATAATACATATGAAACTCGTGAAGAGAGCTCAACCGTAAATAGCGACTCGGGAGATGTCAAAATAATGAACCCATATAGTGATAATGTATCAGGCATGAATCCCAACTATAATTATGACAAGCTAAATAAGCACGGACTAATCGATGAAGAGACTCTCGTAACTGAAAAGACTGTTATTATTGGTCGCGCCGGATATGACGAATCATCCGGGTCATTTGTTGATTCCTCAATCACAACAAAGAAGGCACAGAATGGTATCGTTGATAAGACATTTATTAGCACACAAGAAGAAGGTTTCAGAATCGCCAAGGTTCGTGTGAGGGAGGAGAGAATACCCGCGATGGGTGATAAAATGTGTAGTCGTGCTGGACAGAAGGGAACAATCGGGCTTATAATTGACGAGGAGGACATGCCATTTACAGCCGATGGTATAAAACCCGACCTTATCATCAATCCACATGCTCTACCGTCACGAATGACAATTGGACAGCTAATCGAATGTGTTATGGGAAAAGCATGTGCCCTTGCGGGAACATTTGGTGATGCGACAGCCTATTGCAACGATAAGAATGGCTACAAAATATTTGGTGATATGCTCCAAAAAAATGGATACAATTCACATGGTAACGAAATATTATACAACGGAATGACTGGTGAACAATTAGAGAGTGAGATTTTTATAGGTCCAACTTATTACTTGCGGCTTAAACATATGGTGAAAGATAAAATCAACTATCGCGCGAAGGGACCAAAACAATCACTTACACGTCAACCTGTTAAGGGGCGAGCGAACGATGGTGGGCTTCGAATAGGCGAGATGGAACGCGACGGTGTTCTTGGACACGGTGCTTCCAAATTTTTGAATGAGTCTATGCTCGAGCGAGGAGACGTTTACTATATGGCTGTGTGTAATAAAACGGGTTGTATCGCTTGCTACAACGAGGAACTTAATATATTTTTCAGCCCTTTTGCGGATGGTCCTGCTAAATTTGATGGCGAACTTGCTGAAGATTTGCGTATAAAAAATGTTACCAAGTACGGTCGTTCTTTCAGTATTGTGAAGGTTCCGTATTCATTTAAGCTTCTTATACAGGAACTTCAAAGCATGAATATTAACATGCGGATCATAACCGATGATAATATCGACCAGATGATGAATCTCAATTACACAGACAATTATAAAATCCAGTCCCGAGACATGTATTCCAAATCCGGTCGTATCCCGGATACGATGAAGTCCATCGCGGATACGATGAGAATTAATAACCGTATCAATAATGCGAACAACCGTAATGAGCGCAATTTCATCCGCGGAATGGTTGAACTACCCGATGTGATTGATGATGATGATGATAAGAGAATTGCTGAATTACCCCAATCACCAGATTATGCTCCAAGTGGGAACTCACCTGATTTAAACACATACAATTTGGGTGTTGTAGATGATGACGATGGACCATTTTGGAGTCCCGACATGATGAATGACGATAACAAAATACAACCAGACGAATCTAATATTAAATTCGATGGGGATGACGCTGAGGAAAAATTTGTTGAATTTTATAAGAAACGATTTCCGGGTAGTGAGCCAGATGTTATTGAAATGGCATACTCCAAATTCTTGGAAGACGGTGAGATTGTTGACGCAAAAAGTATATTAATACCAGACGATTTTGAAAAAGCGGACAAACCTGATATAAAAAAGACATTTATTAATCGCACAGGAGTTCCTGATATAAGGACTCTTGAAAATGAACCAGATGACGACGATAAAAAGGATGGAAATGAAGATGATGAGGTTGATACGGGTGATATGGATGGCGGAGAAGGCAAATTTGTATTAAAAAAAATACAACTTGAATAATAAATATGTTTCAATATGACAAGTCAATACAAGTCAATACAAATATATAATAATCTTAAAATTGAAAATTAATATAAAATGATGTCATTATATATTAATAACGATGACATCTCAAATTCAAAGTAATGTCAACAACTCCGAGTTTTCGAAAATATTCAAATCACGCGAGACGCTGGTTGAAATTTTACACGCATGTGATTATGACGTTTCTGGATATAAATCAGTCAGTGAACGACATTTACATAGTATGATTAATAATAAACAGTTGGATATGGAGCTCGAAAAAACAGACAAAAGTTCGAAAATATATATACAATCCTATTATATTTTAGGAAAATCAATTAAGAAAGATGCGATACCATCAATCGTAGACGATCTATTCCACATAGAACGTCGTCTGACAACGAAAGATACGCTCATGTTGGTTGTAAACGAAGAACCGAATAGCACCATACTATCTCTGTTAAAGTATATTTGGAGCAAAGAGGGTATATATATCGTAATCATTCCAATCCATCGGCTACAGTTTAATATTTTAAAGCATTCTTTGGTGCCACCCCATCGTGTGATATCAGACGACGAAAAATCGTTGTTATATATTAAATATAACATCCGGAATGACACACAACTCCCACAAATATCAAGATTTGACCCAGTTGCTCAGGCAATCGGACTAAGACCCGGACAAATCGCAGAGATTATCCGTCCGAGTAAAACAGCCATCACATCAAAATATTACAGAATATGTATGAACGACTAACTTGAAAAACAATTTCATTATATCGTTTTATTTTCAATACAACACAATTAAAATAATAGCTAATATATAGTATGACAACACGAGGTGATGTCCAAGAATCATACAATAAATTCATGCATGAAAAAAATAGACTCCTAACGTATAAGAAAAACAACGAAAACGAAAAAGAGTTCATAGGACATTTATATTTTTTTAATTGGATGATATTCGTAGTCAGCATAGTTATCGGGTATAAAGCATATAAATTATACCAATCGGGACCTCCCATATGGGAGAGCATGTCGGCAATGCTCGGTACAATAACATTCGGATTTTTGGGAAATAAACAAACCATGTCAGATTAAAATATATCCCGTTATATAATGGATACATCAGCGTTTGTAAATACATATGAATCGAACACCACCGAATACCAGAAAATTATTGAAAATAAAAAAACAGAGGTTGAACTTCAAGGAAGAATGGACCACTCGTTACGTGAATATAGGCGCGAAGCACTTGTTTTTTCAACACTCAATATGATAACTGTTATTGCTATGATTGGTGCGTATCGGTTCCTATCTACAAAATAATTTCGGTTAATCTGTAAGGTTCTTTACAAATTAACATATTTCAAACACCTTTTAATATAGTGAATATATATTACTGATGATTACCGATGGTGATATTTTATCGAATGACATAGTTAAACGATATAAGCAACTTGATATAAATACCAGCAATAACACCAAATTGGGATATGATTCATTCCATAACGGGACGAGTTCCAATATTAATACAATCGATCTAAAAAATAATGGGTTTAACACAAATGTGTTTGTCGGGTCTAACCACATGTCGGAATTTAGTGGCGCTACTTCTCTTGGTTGTATGCGCAGTGGTATCGATGATAAATTTAAGGTAGACCTTATTGACACACCTACAAGAGACGGCGCATTCAACGTTTGTAAAAAATCTGCTCAACTGGCAAATATGCCTTTCTTTTCAATTGGAAAAGGTGGAAAAGGTGAAGAAGGCGATTCATCCTCGTCCAATTATGCCTGTTATACCGGAGACAACGACCTCATATCATCGTATAACGAAAATGGTCCCGCTCTTATGAACCATGAAATTGGAACATATAACACCAGAGAAATCAGAGAAAAAATGAACATCGGAGATAACGATGAGATACGAAATGATGGTGGATACATGAAGATAGAGGACGGAAACCTAAAAATATATAGCTCATCGGGTACTTTACTGAGTTTTGAAAATACTGAATATACAAAAACCGCCAACCTTTATTCGATACGTGACGATGTCATTATCGACGGTATATCAAAATATACAACAGATGCCGAATTCACCGATAATGTAATCGCATGCTCTGACACACCATACATCAATAAAAATTTCTCGAAAATAACATCAAATATTAGATACAATCATTTAATACAAAAGGATCTTGACGCAAATAAAAGTGATATTGATATTCAAACAATATGTAACGACCTCGAAAAGTGTGTTGGATACCAAAAATTGGTTCACACCGATGGAACAATTTCGTGGATTCTGTTTAGCAACGGATATAAAAATCTCGAAGTTGTTGAAAATGCGTCGAGAGTCGTTTCCGATATAACTCAATCGAGTATGTACTTGAAACCAGGTGATGTGGTAGCGAGCACTTTGATAATGAATAACGACGGAACCGTTGTGTTACAGGTTGGAACACATGAATCAATCATAATGTCCTCTCCCAAAAATCAATCGTCTAATTACAAACGAAATCAGTTGTTTTTGAATCAAACCCTACAAAATTCTCAGGGTATTCCCAAGAATTATTTAACTAATGGCGAGCGGTTGGGACCAGGACAGTTCATATCTTCCCCAAATGGAATATTTCGAGCCAGATTCACCGAGAAAGGTGTATTGGCGCTTGAAACGTCAATAACAAGTTGTCCCACCGATGACGGTGGAAACAATTTACCCGGTGGAAGTGACGCAAGTGACCGAAGTGACGCAGTATATATGGTAAACGAGTACAGATACTCATCGCAGAAAAACATGGCTCCTCCACCAATCGAATCGAGTCCTGCCAATATGTTAAATAAATTAGAACAATCAACTAAACTGCGATGTATTAACGCATGTAATAACGACACCAGATGTGAATCGTTGTCATTTTACAATCCCAACAACACGCAGTTTAATTGTATGCTTTATAAGAACAACTCTAAACAGCTTACTGAAACAAAAGGTGCCACACATATGACAAAAAACTCGGTTACAAAAGAATCGGTTGAGGAGGATAATATGAATTCTGGGTATCTAAACGAATCCGGAGAACTATATACATATTCACCAGACCAGATTACTTATGAATATACAAACAAGACAAACGATAAACCAGGTGACTGGAGAAATGGGTTTACGTGGAATAAAGAGACATATGTATCGAAAATGGATATGACTCGCCTCGAGACGGAAGCGATGTTTGTTAACAAATCTGAACCGGTTAACGGAGAAATGAACGAGGATATGTGTGCCAAATTATGTTCAGATGATGACTATTGTAAGGAATTTGTTTTTTATGAAAAACCAGGTGATAAAATAGAATGCGGAATTATAAAAACCGGAGCAAAATATGATAAAATACCATCTGAACATGGGAGTACGTACACGCGAATTCCACGAGTCAAAGATTCTGTGACAAGTATCAGCGTCCCCCGAAATATGATCAATATCACATCGAATACATGGAAGTCGCTACCGAATCCGTCGGGTGAGATGGGTCCCGACATTATGGGACCCAAAGCGACTATCACAAGACAAACCGATCTTGAAAACATTAACTCCATAAGTGATGGATTTACCACAATCGCTGGGGGAACGATACCCAAAGTTGATAAGTTAAAACAAATGTTAATAGAACGGAAAAAGACCACCTCATTAAAAAACACGCTGCGTTATGCTACCGATGGAGAGAAAGAGGGAATGTCTTCTTTGGTTGGGGACCTGAAACGCGCCGAGAATAATCATGCTCGCACAAGAACACACTTTCAGGCGATGCATGATACCAGCTATATCGAGATGGATAGACAGAACAATATGACTGCCAATTTAGTTGTCCTTGCTGCGGTGACCGCAGTTTTCGGTACAGAATTAATTCGATACGCATATAACAATTAGAATCTATGTGAATCGACGTGTATTGTATTTGAACCAGTTTGAATAAAAATAATAAACTATCTATCCAAATAAATTCTATGCATAGGTTATACAATAATGATTAAACATATGGATACGATATACTTATTTATGTTGGGCGCGGTGGGTATTTATGCGATTAAATCGATAAACGACCAACCACAATCACATATGTTGGAGGGATTTAATGAAAACAATAATTCAACTATTACCACAAGTGCGCTTGAAAGTCTCATGGGTGATATAACCAGTTTTTTTAAGAAGGGTGATGTCGCATATACAATTAATGCCGGTGGAAATCTAACTAATTATGACAAGACAACCGAAGCGGAAACTGATTCAAACACGATACTTGCGGTTTTTAACGATTTATTGATTGCTGATAACCCAGCCCAGCTTGTTTCAAGCGCGGCACAACAACAGGGTATCGTTGAACTCCGTCAAAAGCTAGCGCAGATATATGCTTTGGTTATCAATTATTCGATAGAGCAGGATGACATTATTAGACAACAATATGACCGTCTTGAAACGCTCAACGATATGGAGAATCTCAACGCAAGCACAATAAAAGATACCACCGCCGCGATCCTGGAAGACGGACATAACAAACGACGACTTATTAAGAATAATGAATACTTTCTCAATCGGTATCGCGCAATCAACGACATCGTTAGATACCTAATTGTATTTATTGTCATTCTAACGATTATCCAATATCTAAATATTAAGGGGTTTTTCGGAGAGGGTATTGGCAACCTTATTGTGTCCATATATATTGGTTCATGCGCATTCTTTTTATGGTTCAAATATATTAACATATTGAGACGAAGTCCGCTTGATTATGACGAAATCCTATGGGACGAATCCCGGGTCGACGTTAAAGTAAAGTAGTAGATTGAGACCGAATACCATATATATTTACGTACAAAACTAATATTGGGGTTATATATATGTCCGATTCTGTTTCTGTTTCTGTTTCTGGTGAAGAACCCACCGTAGCACTATCATATTTTAATAAACAAGGTAAAAAACAACGAGAGAAAGCAAACGCCCAAATTCGAAAAGGATATTATAATGGAGAACAATATCACCGATTACAGGAGACAACGCGTGTTCTCATTATAGTTTACTATATAACTCTTACTGTGTTTGCGATTTGGTTTATAATACGAGGTGCATACAGCGATATGAGCAAGATTCTAATTGCGGTCAATTCATTTGTTTTGATAACAATACCATACATACTCTATTACTATTTTGTCGATGGGATACTCTTCGTATTTAATCATATTATGACTTTTATAACATCGATGTCTATCAGAAATTTGATTGCGATAGTAACGACGGTCATATTAGGAATTGCTATGATTGCGATGATTTTTACAGCACCAGTTATGGCTCTAATGACGCCTATTGTAATATCATCATCTGCTATTATAATCATACTGGGCTTTGTTTTAAGAGGGACATTTATGGCATAAACACAGTATTACAATTTGTTTTCTGTTGATATTCTTTAACTCTTTGTTTTTGTGCTTCTTTATGCTTTTCATAATATACCTTACTACTTGCTGGTGCTGTATATTTTTTGAGATGCTATTTGGTTGCTTGAAGTTCTGTTTCTAAATTGGAAATATGTTCTTCCATTTCTTTTATTTTTTCATCCTTATCCATTACGATACTATACATAATAAAAAATATTTATATAATTTTTATTATAATTGTTTCAAAAAACGGCGTTTTAAATCTTCAAGGGTGTAATAATATCACTCGGTTTTAAATTTAAATCTTCTTTCTTCTTTCTTTTTTATTTTTTATTTTTTATTTTTTATTTTTTATTTTTTTTCGGCATAATAATAATATTAAATATCACTTTATATTATTTTAGAACATTTATATCTCCTGTGAATTTTTATCCATATATTCTATCGTCTTCCCCTCCAATCCATGAGCATGATATATTCGAGTGTTCAAGTGATTCGTTGGAAACCGACGATCACCCTTTTTGACCGCGTCCAACCCCTTTTGTTTAGCATGGCGTCCCCGCCTATTGTATTCATATGGTACCACATAAAGTTTAATATCAGATTCCCAACAAGCAATCCTAAACGAAGGTTGGTCCCACTGTGTTACCTTTTGATATTTGTGAAAATAATGTTTCCATAGATCGATAAGTCTCGTAAAATTATCACACTTTTTGAACCCAAAAACCCCTCCATTTAATTCTCCAAATGAAGCAGGGATTGCCATATATTCAGGAATTGAAAAGTTTCTCTTTCTGGCATAATCATGGGACGCAAATAGTTCGAATTTGTCAAAAAGCCCAAAAAGTTCGTCAACATTGTCGTTAATATAAGTATCTGTGTCAATATAAATTGTTCTATCATATGTGGACATATGAAGTATATCTTGCTTTGATCGCAACTTTATATCAACTATTACGACGTTGTCGAACACTTCCAAATTTGGATACTCTTTGTTGGTAAATAAAGTTATATTTGCATGAGGATGAATAGCTTTTAAACTTTTTGCGGAGAATACCGATTCGTTTACGTAATTTGTTCCTCTAACACCACCGGCATTATTACTGGCAATATAAACATAACCATTAGACATATTCCAACTATTTTTTTATCTTTAAATCAAATTATTGTTGACAGTATATTTATTACATTTTTTGCGATACAATATATCATATATAATGATGTGATGAATATATATGAAATTTTCATTTTATGGTGAAGGCAATATGGCCCTCGGTAGCTACCGGATTCATATAAGAGATATGATAGGTTATCTTAGAAAATTGGGACACACCGCAGTTATTGGTGGAAATCCCGAAGATTATGACGTTCTTATTTACGACAAAAGAACCCGGAAATTTCATAATCGTACCAAAATAATAGGTATCATTACTCCCCCATGTGATGATGCTGGTGTTCTCAAGACAGTTGATTTTATCATCGTTGGGTCCATCGAAGAAAAATGCTCGATGATGAAATATAATAAAAATGTATTTCTGTTTCCACAGATGGAACTCATGAACCAGAATATACCCAGAAAAGTTCATCTGCCCGTACCCGACGACCAACCACTTATTATCGGGTATCACGGAAACCAGAACCATCTTAATCATTCCGTGTGTGGGCTATCGAAGGCACTCGAACGACTATCGAAAGAACGCAAAATAAAGTTTGTGTTTTTGTGCCAAAACGACAAAGAGTGGGTCGAAGGACGCCCCGAAGGCGTAGAAACCGAATTTAAACGATGGAAATTTGAAACATGCACAAAGGAAGTACAAAAATTTGACATAGGGGTTGTTCCTAACATAAGCGAGATAGAACACTCAAACCACCTCAAACCAAACATAACACTTGGTAAATACAACACCGATATGAAAATTAGATTTAAAAACAAATCGAATATAGGTAGATCGCTTGTGCTATTCAATCTCGGTATTCCTGTGGTCGCTGATATTACCCCATGTAATATGCATATTCTCGCGGACCCAGACAACGGATATGCGGTATTCGATGAACACAGCTGGTATTGGGCACTTAAAGAACTTTGTTGTGAAAAGAGACGGAACTTTGTAGCAGAAAATGCGTACAACGAAACGAATCGACTCTATAGACCGGAAAGGTGGGCGAAATCCCTGGTCGAGTCAATTGAAAAAATTACAAAATAATAATCAACCCAACCGATGTAAATAAATTAATCGCTTATATATATATAAAATATGATGAGTGACGTGTCAGCATATAACAAAATAATTAAATTTATAAAACAAAATAATAGCAATTCAGCAATCAATATTATTAATAAAAATCCAGGACTATGTGAAAGGATACGGAATTCAACGGGAAGCAATCTCCTTCACACGGCATGTCTGTATAATTGTAACGGCGTCGCAAAAACTATATTTAACAAAAAATCCGCGAATGAATACGATGATGAATCATATACACCTCTTTATTACTGCACATTTAACAACAATACTGAGCTGTGTCAGTTCTTTGTAGACAACGGTGTTACCCCAGATAAGCAATCGTTTTTTAATGCGGTGAGAACGTGTGGACTGGAACTGATAAAGATTTTATTCACAGTAAAACCCGATTTCAATATGCTTGATATTAGGAAACAAAATCTTCTTATACATGCGTTAAAACAAAAACGTTCGTATCATATTGTCGATTATATATCCAACAAATGTGAAATCAATCAAATTGACATCTACAACAGCACCCCTATGCATTATGCAACTCGTTGTCTGCGTGCAGGATATGAACAAATATTATTCCTACTCTCGAAACGGGGTGGAGATATTGTCCATCGGGATAGCGTTGACAGAAATCCGTTGGATTACATACATAAAATCACCCTCAAAATAGAGGTAGCCGATTTATGCAGGAAATCTGGAAGATTTCACCGACGCCGATGGTTTCTAATGTTTTTAGCCCGTTTTAAATTTCTGTCAGGACAACATGAAACAGATAAAATATACATATGCGTGTTCGGTGTCCCCGAACTATATCGAAAAATAATGACATATATCTGAATTTACAACTTTGTAAATAATATATACATATATATATATATAATATGGCTGCTTTATTACGGGTTGCAAAGGTTATATTAATTATTATGACAATCGATGGGACACAACATAGTTCTCATGATCTAGGAACAGCAGATATAAACGATAAAACTGCTGCTCGCAATTTAGTTACAGACAAAATCGGACAATTATTCAACGAAAACGTTCGAGCTTGTGTTGAGAACCCTGATGGATTAGTATATGAGGTTGCAAATGGAAACCATCAATATATATGTCACCCCGACGAAAAAAGCGAATTGGGTGGGGGTAATAAGAGGCGTAATAAATCAAGGAAATCTAAAAAGAACAAAGAAAAAACTAAAAAGAAAAAACAAACTAAAAGGAGAAAGACTATGAATAAGAAAAGAGTATAATCTTCAAATGTGTAAAAATCAAAATAATTATTCATATAACAGATATTTGTATGAATATTTAACTCTTGAATGTGTAGGCAAATTATAGATCTTCGTCATCACCGTCGTCATCGTCGTAGATTATCTTTACATGTTTCCATTCAGCCTTTCGATTTGGACCAAATTTGTTATCCATAAGGTTATACAAATTCTTCGAACTCGGCACCCTATTATCGACGTTTTGTCGATACCATTCCTGGAATTCCTGATGGAGTTCGCTCTTTTTAACCGTACATGATGACCCAGCGTCATATAAAATCTTCTCCGATATAAAGCTCGCAAAGAAGTCCTCCCCATTTCTGTATTTATCTGTTTCCTTCATTACAGCTGGGACATCTCGGACGATGCCCTCCGTCTGGAATGTTTTATGTACTATCATCGACATGAATGTATCCTTAAAATTCTTACTTGCAAGTTTCACATCAAGTTGAATATCAATAGCAAACTGGTGTGGATTGTCCTCCCATGAATACTTAACACCAATCATATTTTCAACAACAAATCGTGACATAAATGGAACAATTCGAAATCTTCTCCATGTACCGTCGTCCTGAGACTTGATCTTAAATAGATGATTTGTGGCGACCGAAAGCTTGAACTGGGGCTTAAATCGAATCGCCTCCTTGTGGAGTTGTCTCGCAACAATTTCATCACCACCTGTGAGCTCTTTCATAATTCCCTCATTCAGCGAATCACCTTCGCTGGGCTCGTTGATACACGCAAATCGCACGCCCTTGAGCTTGGCAATTGACGACTGAGTACCCTCAACACTCGACCGTTTTCCTGTGACATATGCCTCTGGAATAATCTCGTAATAATCACCAAGTAGAGACCCAATTATTTCAATAAATTTGGACTTTCCATTCTGTCCTTTTCCATAGAAGTTGTTGAATGTCTGGTTATGATCCTTACCGAGAGGTATTGATCCGATATATTCCCACATGTAAGCATACAGTTCGGGGTCGGGAAATAACTGCTTCATATATTGGTTGATGTGTCCCACAATCACAGGGTCCCAATCTTCCTTTGGAATGTATTTCAGTCCGCATGTCTTGGAAAGATAATCGTCCTTTGTTCCCAAACGAAACCGATTGGTGCTGAAATCAACCACTCCGTTCTTGAATCCAAATATATATGGGTTCGTATCAAGAAGGCTATAAAAGTTTTTGTCATAGAAGAGATGCTTTGCTTCCTTTATAATCTTTTCCTTATACGTGGTATTTTTAAGTCGTTCGCATATTTTACGAAGTGTCCCCAGCGTTTTTTTCGTTTCACTCCATTCTGGGTCTCCCTCATCCTCTTCAATCCCCTGAAATTTGGTAACATATGGAATCAGTTTGCTATTATAAAGCTGATACTGTTTGGTTGAAATGTTGAGATAGAGAGTGGTAGCGTTATTTGCCTCTATCCAACGATTATTGGTGAACTCGTACCAAATATTGTTTTTTATATCAGCACATTTGTATCGGTCACCATACATCTTAAACAATACCATCGCAAAGTTATAATCCTCTGGCTCTTCAATACTTCGCTGGACATAGTAATCAATAGAACTTGTGTATATAGTATCGAATTTGTTCTCGGTTCCGGGGTTCTCGGAACATAATTTATACCAATACTCACGAGCCCAATACACAATAGAACCCTTGGTAACGCAGTTGTCTCCTATTTCAAATGTTTGCCACTGCTCAAACCGTTCGGATATATCGCTGAATGAAAAGTTGGACCACTGACTACTGAATTTCATCCATACAATAAACATACGAAAGTCCACATTTTTTAGTGCCCAACCAACGGTGATCCACTTATCATATTCGGTGTAATACTCCGATGGAAGAATCATCAAATACATGTAAATATCCCGAAAACTGTGTTCGCTACAACACGTGTCAGTTGTTGATGAAATAAAGTCGTCAATCATCGAATCTAACTGTTCCACACACGTGACATCTGAAAAGTCTCCGCTTGTAGACAGGACCAATCTATCGTTATTTTGTGGCTTCACGCGACGGGGCTTTCGCGAAGACGCGCCCCCGGTGGATTGATTAAGTGATGCTTTGAACTCACAATTAACATCGAAATATGGATTACCATAGTATTGTGCACATATACTGTTGAACATCGCACTCTTATCCACATGAGTTGTTGGAATAACAACTTCCTCGTCATAAATAAACTCGTTGTCGTCATCAAATGTTACATTAACAATACGAATCATATTATACCGCTGATTACCTGGTTTGTTGGAACCATATAATTGCCAATTTGTAGTGCCTCTGGAAATGGTCTCATCCAAAACTGTTTCCCACGAATTTGTAATTGGCAATTTATCAACCTCAGGGTAATCACCTGTTTTAATTTCATTAAGAACCAATTTCCTAAGCTCGATTTGATACTTATGTTCAAGCTGAACACCAATAATAATATGGACTCCGTCCTTAGTCCTACTATTTTCGGCATCAATATTAACCTTTGGCTTCTCAAAAATATACACAGGTATATTAATGCCCGTCTGAAAATCCAATATCGACCTAAGTTTATTCATGTAAATTTCAATAATTGAAATCCTAAACTCATCATCGTGTTCGGGTGGTCGCTTTGTAATGTCAATATTGTATCGAAGGTCCAAGTCAATCAAAACAGGGGCTCGTTCGTCCTTTAGTTGAACCTCTGTAAGGTGTTCTTCGTTCTTATTTACAAATACATGGTTGTAATAAAGTTCATAAAATCGATGGATTTCATCTCGCGGTATATTGAATTTCCCACCAGATAAGTTTCTATTTGTACCTGCTCCTGGTATTCGTGTATGAGTATGCGGCGAATTCTTCTCGGTTACCCTATACTTATTAATGAAATCATAATATTGTCTAGTTGTTTGTATCGGCTTGGTCGCCTTCATTTTTTATTGTGTATACTATCCAACATTTTTTCATATCAATTTTATTAATTTATAATAACCACCGAAACTGGTTTATTGAACGCGGCACCATATATCGTAATGAATATAGAAACATATTCGTATATGATGCTATTTCGTTGCGATAAATACTATTTCTAAATTTATGCCAGGTTCACGTATTATTCAACAAATTGTTGTAACACCGATATAAAGTATCCAATATTGATTTAAACATTATGATATATACAATTTAATACTCGTGTTATGGAATTGGACCACACACAACAAACGGAATATTCGCGTATTAATAGCAATAACGCCTCTTTAAATGAATCAATTCGACGAATTACGCGGGATATACGAACTATCATGAAAAATCCCCTCGGCGAAAATGGAATATACTATGAACATGATATGGAAAATATTTTTAAAGGTTACGCTTTGATTATAGGTCCAACTGACACACCTTACCAGGACGGATTCTATTTCTTTGAATTTATATTCCCAACAGATTATCCACACCGACCACCGGTACTCAAATTTCTATCAAACGGGGATCGCATTAGATTTAACCCTAATTTATATAGAAGTGGAAAAGTATGTATTTCTATGCTGAACACGTGGTCGGGAGAGCAGTGGACATCGTGTCAATCAATAAGTTCTATTTTATTAACTTTATGTACAATATTGAATGATCGACCACTATTGAATGAACCTGGGATAAACAGTTGGGACAAGCAGATTGAAACATATAACACAATAATTTCTTACAAAAATATCGAGGTTTGTATTTTGAAGATGATGGAAAATATTGAAAGTGGTGTCTCACCATATTCACGATTTAAAGAAACTTGTTGGTATCATTTCATTAAACACCGGGACCGAATTTTAACAAAAATTGATGATGTGGTAGAAGACGCTTCAAAAAGTGACAGTAGAGACCCGACTGGCGTGATGGTTATGAGAACGTATAATATGATGGTATCTATAAATAAAACACGTGGTAATATGATGAAAAACCTCATATTGGATATGGATAGAAACGGTGGTAATAATACATGAGAACTGGGACGAATGAACATGTAACCATAAATAATGATTTATAAAATTGAAAGTTTCAAATATAAATAAATACCTATAATATATCAAATGCATTTCTGTGACAAATGCGAGAACATGTTCTATATTAAGTTGGACGAGGATTCTGATGACTCGCTTGTATATTACTGCAAGAATTGTGGCAACGAAGACAGACTCCTCACAAAAGACAGTATTTGTGTTTCGTCGATCAACTATAGAGAATCAGCACAGAACTTCAACCATATAATAAACGAGTATACAAAAATGGACCCCACTTTACCAAAAGTTCAAAATGTCATGTGCCCAAATAGTGAATGTATATGCAACGCAGATAAAGTTGAAGACCGTGAAGAAGTGAGTATTATTTATATTAGATATGACGATACTAATAAAAAGTTTGTTTATATGTGCACGCGATGTGATACTGTTTGGAAGACCGATGAGAAGTAATTATAACCAATTAAATGGAAAATGGAAAATGGAAAATGGAAAATGGAAAATGGAAAATGGAAAATGGAAAATGGAAAATAGAAAATGTAAAATGTAAATAATAAAATTGAAATACATTTTTTATTATTTAAATAGTATA